ATGTAGACGGCAACACAGTATCTCTTAATGACATGATGATCAATGACGGCTATGCTTGGGGATACCTTGGAGATACTAAGGTTAAAGATTTTACAGCGCTTGCAAAGGCTAGGAAAAAGTCTGGTAAATAATGAGTGAAGACGAAATCATAGATAGTCTAATCTTAAATGGTGGGCTAGAGTTTGCTGGAGTAGATACAGAAACAGGAGAATTTCTGTACAGACCAACCGAAATATTAAAAAGTATTGATCCAAAACTAAGTGAAGACATGTCCGTTTATTTTTCAGCAACCACAATGAATCTGTGGGAAAAGGGTTTTATAGACATGGATGTAACAGTTGCAGATCCACTTGTTAAACTTGCGGAAAAGGCTTTTGATATAGATGCAATAAACTCTTTAAGCAAAGATGAAAGAGTTGTTGTCCAACAAATCATAAAAGTCCTTTCAGAAAAAAAGTGATACAATGAATCCTGGGGGTATTTATGAATAACTGGTATGGCGCTGTTAGTATAACTTTAACTATCTTATTAGTTTTCTTAACATACTTTATTGCCTCACGTTCAAATAATAAACCTCAGATAGTAAGTCAGGCTATGATGCTATATAGATACAGTAACGGAAAGAAGTACTCAAGGAAGTTAGCATCTAAAACTCAGTCAAAGAATCACTATGAAAAAACAAATGTTAAGGTTATTATCCTAGATAATCAGGCGTATTGGATTAAAAATAATATATTTTATAAAGCACCGTTAGTCAATCAATTAATTGATAAAGACTCTGCAGAAGAAGTTGACACGATCAATATGGATAGGGTACAATTAGACAAGATGCTGTTTATAATGGACAAACTAAGAGAAGGGAAAACTGATGATAGTAGGGGTTCAAGGGACCAGCAGTTTTAATAACTACAACATTTTCTTAAGATCAATGGCAGTTGCACTTTCTGAGTTACAAGAAGAAGACAAAGACTTTATTGTATATTCTTCTGGTCCAAATAATATAGACATGATGGCTATGGAATTTGTAAATTTATCTGAAAGAGGAATGAAATCAAGGAAAAAGACTATAAAGTTTTTTAAAGTTACTCCTGAATGGATGGAAGCAAATATAAAAAATTTTGATCATTTTGCTTTTCTTTCCAATCCAAAAGAGCCTGTTTCAAAGACTGTATATTCATCAAAACTAAATAATATAAACACAAACGTATACACATTTTAAATACATTAAAATTAAGTATACCCAACCTGTGCTAAGCACACAAAAGAACGGAACAAAATGAAAACAATTAATTCTTTAAACCTTATGGAATCAATAGTAAACAGTAACAAGCAACTGTCTTGGGACGGGTGGACTGTGGTTGAAACATTTCCATCAGAAAAGGCATACTTTTCAAAGTTTGGAATTTACAAAAATAACAAATGGCATATGAAGAAAGAGTTTATTCCTTCTAACAAAGGATGGGAAATCCCAGATAAGTATGTAAGATAAATGAATAAGTATAAATGGAAAGACGATGCAGTTTGTTTAGATTACGACACAAACCTATTTTTTGATAAATATGAAGAGGATGAGTTACTAAGGCCAGCAATAGATGCTTTATGTTCTTCTTGTTCGGTAAGAAAGGAATGCTTTTCTGTTGGTATCTCTGGCAAAGAATGGGGTATATGGGGTGGCGTATACTTAGAAAATGGAGAAGTTTCAAAAGAATTTTCTAGTCACAAAAGCAAGACTGACTGGGGTCAAACTTGGCAATCGTTAACGATGGAGTAATATGTATACAGATTCAATGAGAAGAGCGTTTCGATCACTCGATGCTCCTAAAAATTTTTCTTTACAGATTATAGATAATGACAATTTTTTAACTGTAAAAGCCAGTGAAAAAGATTTTATGTCTTTGCAAACGGTAGAGATGAAAAGAGAGGCGATAGAATACATGATTCGTGTAAAGAAAGCACTAGAAGATAATGGTGCAATTGTGTTGCTTGTTAGAGAAGGTGGGAAAGAATTATGATAGAGTCAGTATTAGTAGGAACATTGTCATTTTCAACACTACTGTTTTTGTTGCTATATATATTACAGATAAAAAAGAATCGTGCAACACTTGCAAGTACCTTAAGACTTTTGGTCATGCAAGAGTCCAGGAACATTGAAAACAAAACAGATAAAGAGCAAGCAGATGAAGCATTTTTAAAATTTGTTTCAGATTCTAGAGACTGGGCATACCAGTACATAGATGATGTTCAAACATCACTTGCTAAGTTTGTTTCTGATATTGAGCCAGAGATTGCATATTTTGATGAGTACGGCGTAGCAAGTTCTGCATATCCACATTATCACTCAATGAAAAAGATATCAGGAGCGTACAAAGAATTAAAAAATTTATTGCCAGAAGACCATGATAGAATAGAGTAATGAACTTCTTTTGGTTTGAAAGAACAAATAATTTTGATATTAAAAGTTTATCAGAAGAACTAGAAAACAATGGTTTTTGTGGCGTACTGTTTACATATTCTTTTTTTAATGATGATTATTTTGTAAAAATAGCAAACACAATAGATGCAAATAAAAAAATAAAATATATGGTAGCAATTAGACCATACACCATATCTGCACAATATCTGTGTATGATAAATAGTGCATTTGAAAAGATATCTAAAAATAGAATAGTCATTAACATTATAACAGGATGGGTACATGATGAAGAAAAGTCTATTGGAGGAATACAAGGAAGCGTAAATGATTTGTCTAATAATATAGATAGATCAAATTATTTAATAGAGTATGTTAAAAGTTTAAAGAATATTAAAAGCAATATTCCTGAATTTTATGTATCTGTAACAAATGAAATTTTATTTAAAAGTGTTTCTAATAATAAAGTAATAATTCCATACTCTTTATACAAACAAAATAGGTTTGACCTAGATGGTGAAAACACAATGATATCTGTATTTCCAATAATAGCAAAAGATGAAGAAGAACTTTTGTCATTAAAAAAAGAAAAAAGAGAACAAGATGCAGATTATTTTACTATTAAAACATTTGAAAATTTTTTAAATGAATTAAAATCAAAAAAAATAAATAATGTTTTAATAGGCAATGATCGCCCAGAATTATCCAAAAAAAATATACTAAATTTTGTTAATAATTTTACTAACAAAGAAAAAATATTACAGGAGGAATAAAATGAAAGAAATTATACTATCATTGTCTGTAGGCTTAATTTTTGGGCTTATCTGCATATCTTTAAAATTGCCACTACCTGCGCCCAAAGTTTTTGCTGGAGTTGCTGGTATAATAGGAATATGGATTGCTCAACCAGTTTGGGCAACCATAAGTAAGTTAATATCCTAGGAGGAAAAAAATGAACGAACAAATTAAAGCAGTATTAGCGTCATACGGAAGATCAGTTCTTGGTGCAGCAACAGCGTTGTATGCATCTGGAGTGACAGATCCACAGACACTAGCATACTCACTACTTGGAGCACTTGTGCCCGTGGTATTGAGAGCAGCAAACCCTTCAGACACAGCATTCGGAAGAATGCCATCAGTTGAAGATGTAGATGTAGCAGTAAAAACTGCTAAGGTAGTTAAGAAGGCACCTGCTCGTAAGAAGGCAGCAGCAAAGAAGTAATAAACTAGATTAGCAGGCTAGGGTATTTGACTAGCCTGTTTTTCTATGCTATAATATATATACCTGCCCAAATGGGGGGAATTAAATTATTCGCTTGAAAGGGGAATAAAATGGTAACACAATTTGCAATGGATCTATTCAATGATCCTTTTTTTATTGGCTTTAACAGAGACCTTGCCCGTCTAAATAATGCACACAAAATAAACTCTCAATCATATCCTCCGTATGATCTTCTTAAATTAGATGAAGACACATATAGGCTATCACTTGCTATTGCAGGGTTTACTAAGGAAAATATTGATGTTTCAGTAGACAACGGAACATTAATTATCAAGGGTGAGATTATTGAAGTGACAGATGCAGAGGTCGTCCACAAAGGTATCGCAGGAAGAAAGTTCGTAAGATCTTTTGCACTGGGAGAGTACATGGAAGTAACATCTGCAGAACTTAAGGACGGTATGCTACATGTTAATGTAGTTCGTGTTGTTCCTGAAGAAAAGAAGCCTAAATCTATTAAAATTAAGTAGTATAATATATACTATTCCGCTATGAGACTTTAAAAGGTTTTACAACGGATGTTCCCTTGACGGGAAAGTTAGCGGGAGTTGAATCTTCGTGGCTAATAGACCTGAGCAGTCGTCTATAAACTGCTCATTTATCATGCTACAATTTAATTGTCCCACACAGGACCTTAGAGATGGCATAGTTACCCATTGGATAGAGACCGTGGCGCAAGTCAGGTGAATTGCCTGTGTGGGGCCTTAATATTTTCACGGTATAATGATAATAATGACTGACAAAGAGTTAGACACCTATAACAAGCAGCAGTATAAAAAGATGCTTGCTAAGATAAAAGAGGATTCTGGCTGTGTGGATTGTGGTATTGGTAACCATATAATCTTAGACTTTGACCACATAAGAGACAAGAAATACAATGTGTCCAGAATGATCCATGATGGTTTTTCATGGAGGGCTATTAAGAAAGAGATTGAAAAGTGTGAGGTGGTTTGCGCTAACTGCCACAGGATCAGGACTTATAACAGATTAAACGGCATGGTATAATTATTATATGTTAAAAGAAGGCGACTTTGTCATGGGATCAACCTCTGAGGGGGTTGTACATGGCGTTGTAGAGCACATAATGACTGAGGGTGGGATACTTGGTACACCTGGATCAGAATATGCTTTAGTTTCAATGCCACCAGAAAATCCAGCAATGTCAGTTAGAATACACAAAGAAGAAAACGGTACGTGGAAGCCAACAGCATACAGTATTGGCATGATGTACAAGGATGCTGAAAAAGCAGATATGGATAATCACACAATGGATTCAGAAACAGCAATGGCAATGTATGACTCATCAATTGGAAAATCA